CATTGGTCCATGAACCAAAATGCACCCTCTTCGAATGTTTCTATCAAGCGTTGTGCAAATTTTTGCCTTAGGTCTTGTCCTGCTGTGCCAGTTCCCAATCCAATACAACTGGCAATCAGTGTGTCAGGATCTTTGGGCTTGCGCATGCCGCGAGGTACAACTGTGACTGATTCAAAATCTTCTTTGCCAAATGGTCTACACAGTATTGTGTCTGCATCAATTTGTAGTACAAACTGCTCGGGTTCAAATAGATCCTGCATTCTCATAAATCTAGCACAAGAATAATAAATTTTTTCTTTGATAACATAGTTATCGGACGTTTTTAAGATTTGTGTGTTGCGATATATTCGATCAGGACTTGTGTTTAATTTGATATTTGATATAAAATCTTTGCTGATAATTTCATAACTGAATGAGACTCGATCATGATCATAACAATCCATGATAGGCTGATCATAACAAATCAGATGCACATGCACATGGATCCAGTCGATTTGTTTTACAATACTGTTGATCAAAGGCACAACCAATCGATAGTAATAGTTTGTATCGCAAGAAACATAAATTACATGTTGACCAACTGGACGGTCTCCTTGCAATGGAACCAGTTCAAACTTTTTTTGCTCTACCACCGGGTTAGACTCAGTGAGTTTTTGATTGTAGTCTAGTAATAATTTTGTAGCCGCTGGATCTAATCCCACACTTTCTGCCCAGGAGCACCAGGCATACACATCTTTGGGTATGCACTTGGAATCTGCGCCACGGCGTTCAGGGTATACAAATGTCCACCAAAGATTCATACGAGGATCATCACCGTACACTGCATCTCTAATGGTATAGTAGTCTACGCCAGCAGCTTCACATGCATCATACAGTTCCTGACATTGCATGACCTTGTAGAAAATAGCCCGATTCTCGCTGAATTTAATAATCTCTGCCTCTAGTCTAGTAACTTGTCTTATTTTGATATTTGCATTATATACTGTGGCATAACAGTCAATAACTACTCTACGATCTTCTGGATCTCCTCCCAGTATCATAAAATCTCGGCTGTCCATATTAAGCATCGGATGATTTGTAGTTTCGCCCAGATATTCTGGTTGTACCACTATTCTCTTGTGATATTTTTTAGCCATTTCATCTGCAAATCCTGGTTGAGTTGCGGATCTAATCACAATAAAATCACAGCCACAATTGGCAATAGCGTCTTCTACAGCAGAGCAGTCCAACCCTGGCCCGCCTGTCCACGGAGTAGGCACAGCCAAAAATGCCAGATCACATTCGTACAACGGCAGTTGATATTCAGGAATAAATTTATCATATATTTGAGCACTGGGAAACAATTTTTTTGTGGCCTGCCCAATCCATCCATAACCGATAATTCCAACTTTCATATTATATTAACCTTTACGTTCAATGTCTTCTTCTACGCAATCTTCACCATACTGAATTTCAATCAACTTCAGTGGCTGATCAGTTTCGTTACACAGTTGATGCCACTCATTCAATCTGATCCAAGTTGATTGATGCTGTGCTGGACTGGCCAATAGATCTCGGTCAGTTGAGTGCGGATCCACAGTATATACTGTGGCCTCACCTTCGGCCACAAACCAGAACTCAGCACGTTTTTCGTGACGTTGCATACTAAGACATGTTTTAGGTGCAACAGTTAGTTCTTTGAGTTTGACGTGATTGCCTACTTCGTGCAGCACACGATAGTAACCCCAGGCACGTAATGTCTTGGGTTTTTTCCAGTTTTCTAAAATCCAACTGCTAGAGTTAGCTTTGTTGTTGCCGCCTACACCAAACACAAACTCCACATCGTCAAAAACCTGTTCAGGAATGTTGTCTTGTGTGCGATCCCCACCATTGGCAAACACAATCTTGTCGTTGGGATACTTGTCTCGAATCTGGCGAATAGCATCACAAGCAGTATCATCACTGTCATCAAATGCAATCACTTCGCCAACCATGTGTAGGTTATCTAATATGGTCATGCGTTCTCGCCATGACATAAACGGTCGGCCTTTTTTGCGTGTGAGCCACGCATCGGAGTTTAGGCCTACAACCACATGATCACCCAAATGATCCGCATGGTTCAACAAAGAGATATGCCCAGAATGTAGTGGATCAAATCCACCGACTACTATAACAATTTTCATGCAGGTATTTACACCTGGATGTCTTCCATGCCCGCAGTTCTTAATCTGACCACGTGACCCATTTGCCACTGTTTGGTATCCAGTCCTTTAAGTATGCCCAGCCAGCGATTGCGTAAATATGCAACTTCGTTTATGAGAGTTTCGTAATCAATAACTTCGTCTTCACCGTCTACATATTTTTCAGCATCTCTTGAGGTCAGCGCACGAGCATACCCTTCCAAATACTTTTGAAAATGCTTTCTACGTATTTTGCGTAATTGGATGTTGAGATAGTTTAGCACCGCTTCAATCTCTTGCAGTTGATTGTACCTAAACTCAGTTATACCCGGCAATGCTGTGATATTTTTTTCAACTACGCCGTAGATTTTACAATCTTTTTTGGCATCGTCAAGTTCACGCTCGTAGTGATTTATAAAGTCTGGAATAGCACCAAGGCTGGCCACTACACGGCTATACCACATAATCTATCCAATTTAAAAAAGTTTTTGGGTATATAGACATATCCAAATCTTTTCGACGGTAAACAAATTCCTGTAAAAATTTCTTGATATTTTGTCTCTGTGTTTCTGTTGGAACTTGCAACAGAGACTGCTCGATTGGTTGTCGCATATTTTCTGGTAGTGATTGTATTTGTTCTATTATTAATTTTTTACTTGCGGAATCAAGAACATATGTAGCCATCATGTCCGGTTGGTAAGCAAACGTTACAGCAATCTTGTTTTTTTTAAAACAATTGACAAAATCAGCAAACCCAAAAATTGTCATATTAGAAAGAGTTGATTGGAACCTATAGTCTATGCAGTTTGATTCTAACAATGCTATTTTGTTTTTAAAATCTTTCCACGAACTACCATACCGATTAAATTCGTGCAGTTTATCAATACATTCTGCACTAACTGTTAGATACAAACCCTTAATCAACTTTATTTTTTGTAGTATTTTTTCAAACCTTGCTGCACTAACTCCAAGGCCAGTATATATTTGTATTTCAATATTGTCTGGCACTGGAATCTCTGTGAGAACATCTATCAGCCGGTTATCTAAAAACGGTTCTCCTCCAGTCACTACTAATTTTTTTATTCCTGGTGTAATTTGTTTAATCTGCTTTAACAAGATTTGATATTGTTTAGTTGCTGTCAATACTGGCTGACTAAGTTTCATCAACAACTGATCTTTAACAGTTAATTCAAACCTGTTGTCCGAGCCAGGTACATTGTATCTGCCATTGTTTTTAAGGTCTTGGCGCCAGGCACTTGAAAACTCTTTGCAACAATATGAACAAGTCAAATTACAATCACTGCCAATTGTAAGGTCAACAATTTCTGGCTGTGTAGAAATTTCAAAGTGAGTTTTATCCTGTCCACCTTGACACATCCTGGGACTTACTGCTCCAACATCTTCGGCACGCCAACAATTTTGTTCACAACTAGTATTGCGCTGGTTAACCAGCATCATGTTTCTTTCTGTGATATTAATTGGTGTATTAAACAACTGGCCTGGATTGTCAGATAACCATGTAAAATCTATATCATGTGGTTGTGCAGCATGACAAGTGTATGTAGTTTTTGACTCAAGATCAATTTTGATAAAACGAAACTTCATTGAACAATAATAGTTTCTCTTGTTATCATCGACGATCATTAATTTTCCCAGTCTTGATCATCTTCTTCCTCTTCTTCCTCTTCTTCCTCTTCTTCAGCGTAGTCTCGGTCGTTGTCAAGATATGAGGTTAAAGCACGTTTGATGTCTGTGTCACCTTTGAAGGCGTCACGAATGTCTTCCACATCTGAATCATTGTCCATCAAGATCTGTATCACAGTTTCAGCGGCTTCGGCACGGTCAACTGTGTTTACAAAACGCTTGAGCTCTCCCCAAATTTCACTGGCTATTGTTTCACTCATCTGCTGTTTCCTCCGGAGTACTTACCTCGGCTTTCTGATTTCCAAAGTCTGCCATAACCCGGTCCAAGCATGAATCATCATTCTTTTCCCATGCTTTGCGAAACTTCTTGATAACTTCACCTTCGCTTGTGGTAAACACTA